CATAAACTCTTATTCAGTGATGGCACGACAAGCGCTACCAAGGCTAAAGTGCTGGCGAAGATGGCTGACTATCTCGCCGCCACGAGCAAGCAGTACGGTGATCGTGCCCGTCTGGCCGGCATGGAGACCAGCCAGATTGAGAAGAGGCTTATCCAGCTCCTGAAAAAGCACAACTTCGTAGTGCCCATACAAGGAATTGATCTCGGTGCCGGAAGTCAAGAAAAAGAGGAGCCGAGCCAAGGACAAGGACTTCCTCCAGTGGAAGGACCTGGCGAACAACATCGAGTTGATCCGCCAGTCGGAGAAGACGAATTTACCGGGAACGTGGACGAGTGATGACGCCAATGAGTTTCAGGAACTCACACTCGAACTGATCGAACGCGATGCCGATTCCTCCAATCTCTACAAGCCACTCCCGGTCGCCAAGAAGTTCCACGAGTGTCTATGCCACGAAGTAGGTCTCTCCGGATCCAATCAGGCCGGTAAGACGAATGCCGCCTCGACCGAAGTCGCCCTCGCCGCCACCGGTCGCCACTGGGTGGAGGGGAAGTACCCCAAGGACAATGTCAAGATTGCCTGCATCGGCAATGACGGTCGCCACCTGTCCCTCATGTACGAGTACTTGTTCGAGAAGGCACCGTACAAATGCTTCATGCACCCGGTCACCGGTAAATGGACCGTGGTGATGCCGGACGATGAGGATCACAAGAAATACGAGGATCAGTGGGAGGAAGCCCAGCCGATTATCCCGCCGCGAATGGTCAAGAATGTCTCGTGGATCTCGAAGAAGGAGAAGGAGCCGAAGTCAGTCAGGCTCCACAACGGGACGACGATCCGCTTCTACTCCGGTCTGGTCCGGAAGATGCCCCAGGGGCGAAAGTTCCACCTCGTGTGGATCGACGAGGAAATCGACGGTGCCAAGAAGTGGATGGATGAACTCCGAGCCCGCATCCAGTCGTTGAACGGCCGCATTATCTGGTCTGCCACCCCTCAGAACGCCACTGAGGAGTTCATCAACCTGATGTACAAGGCAGAGAATCCCCAGAACGAAGAGTTGCCCCTGTCCCAGCAGACCGGCTTCTTCGTCATGCTGTCGTCGGACAACCCGTACATCAGCCGCATCGGCCGTGAAGCGTTCATGCACAAGTTGCAGGACGACGATGAGCAGATGCAGATTCGCTACTTCGGTAAGTCAGCTCGGTCCTTCATGCTGGTGTACCCCGAGTTCACCAGGGAACGGAATGTCATCCCGCCCATTACACTGCGCTGGGAGGATACGCGGTTCATCATCATCGACCCTGGCGTAGACCCCGCCGCCGTGTGGTTCGTGATCCTCGCTCAGCTCTCTCCAGACGGGAAGGGCCTGAATGAGTGGGAGAAGAACTACCGGATGAATCCAGGGGTGATCGTGGTCTATGACGAGCTGCTGATCAAGCGGGCCAGCTCCCAGATCGTGGCTGAGTCCATCGCCAATGTCCTGAAGAAGCACAACCCGGGCCATCTGCAGCAACTGGTCATTGATCAGAAGGGTGGTCGGTCGATCAGGAGCAAAGAGCAAGCAGCCAATCAGAACCTCGAAGATCTCTACATGGAAAAAATCCTGGCGATGGACATCAAGCCACGGGTGTCAGGCTGGCGGTATGGCTCGTCTGATGTGAAGTTCGGTCAGGATCAGGTGAAGAGCATGCTGCTTCCCCAGGTGGATCATCCCTACCCCCGCCTCCTGATCACCGCGAATTGCAAGAACACGATCCACCAGTTCGAGTCACAGCGTAAGAAGCGAGACAGTAAGGGCAACTTTGTAGGGTACGAGAAAGGATATGATTTGCTCGACTGCGGCCGCTACTGTACAACAAGTGAGTTGGCATGGACTCCACCCCCCGAGTCAGCGAGCTTGAAGAAACTATCGAGAACCGATTACAGTAAGATCATGTCCGATCTTCGGAGTGGAAAAGGCCTTTACTAAGGAGAAGACTGATGCCAGTGATCCCGCCGCCTCAAACGAATGAGGCAGCAGTTGCGACCGCGATGCAGCCTCCCCCCATCGCCCAGTACACCCCGCCAGGCTCTCCTCTGAAGACAGCCTCGCCTATCCCGCTCAATCGGCACATGCCGATGAAGAACCTGCCTGCCATCCCCCGTGCCAACTCAGTCGCCGAGGCTCAGGCCCAACGCCAGGCATACCAGCCGCCCAACATCGTCCCAGGCGAGATGGTGTACTATCGCCGCAAGGCCGGCAACGACGAAGACTTGGCCTTCGTCCTGAAGATGCAGAACAAGTCGTTCTCGCTTCGTGTCGCGGCCAACAACAATGTCTTTACTGAGATCAACTCGGTTGATTACTATGATCACACCGAAGAGCATCCCCAGATGACCGGCGATCCAATGGCCGGCCACCACAGTTACGGTACCTTCCGCCGAACGCCGTTCGGTAAGATGGTACTGGAGCTGGTCGCCCGGATGACCGGCCAGGGGCTGACTGATTCGCCGGCGTTTCCTGCCACCCCGTCCAGCGTCAAGCTGGAAGAGGATCTGAAGAACCTGGGCGACTCCACTGCACAAGCGCTGCTTGGCCTTGGGGCTGAGGTTGAGGAGCTGAAGAAGCAGCTCGCCACCTTGAACGAGGCGTTGACTCCCAAGCAGCCACCGGCTGAACCCAAGAAGCCAAACGGCAAATAAGGATGTGACCAATGGCACCCGTCCAATCTTTTCTTGAGATGTCCAAGTCCCAGAAAGACACGATCATCCGTGCAATCAAAGTGGGGGCGGAAGAAAAGCGACGGGTGTACATCCCCGGTGCCAAGGCTTGCAATCAACTCTACCTGGGCCAGTACAAGCATCTCTTCAAAGAGAACTCTGTAGCCGCCGTCGACAATGCCTTCCTCACGGTCAACACCGAAGTCGCCAACAAGCCCATGCGGCTGCCGATGTTCCAGATGGCGGATAATGTCGTGGCGGTGTATGTCCAGGTCTACTCGCCCTATCTCACCCAGGGCGAGATGATCCGAACAGTCACCCCGACCAAGCCCTATGCCCCACCCCCGGCCGCGTATGGGATCGATCCCGTGCCCCTCCAGGCCATCCAGCAGCAGAATCCTCAGTACGTGATGCAGCAGCAACAGGCCATGATGCAGATGCAGATTGACCAGATGATGATGCAGAAGGATACCGAGCTACGCGGATGTCGGGCTGAAATGCTGGAGATACTGCTCAATTACTTCGCCAAGGAACTTAACCTACGCGAAGAGCGCAAGATGGTGATCGATGAATCCCTCATCGTCGGCGGTGGCGTCTACATGACGGAGCTGGTCACCCTGCCCGAATCCAACCAAAAGCTCGTGTCGTCAAACTTCATCTCCATGAACGACATCGTCTGGGATCCCGACGCCACCAGGACGAAGGACTGCAAATGGCTGGCCGTCCAGTACCGTGCCCCTGCCTGGCTCGTGTCGCGGATGTTCTCCATCCCGATTGGTGACCTGAAGCCCAATACCACATCGTCTGTCGGCAAGAGCATGGCCGACGACATCAACATCAACCCGCACATGAAGAGGGATCTCGGCAAGGACGAGGTGGTGTTCTGGAAGTTCTGGTCCCGCATCGGATCAGGGGCTCGGTTGCAGCCGAAAGAATCACGTAACGCCATGCTCGATAAAGTCGACGAGATGCTGGGCGATTACTGCTACTATGTGGTCAGCGAGTGCTGTGACTACCCGCTCAACTTTGGCCCTCAGGTGTTCGATGAAGCGATGCAGGCCGAACAGCAGGCTGCCCAGATGCAGCCACAGATCGATCAAGCCGCGATGCAGATGCAGATGATGGGTATGCCACCAGAGCAGATCCAGCAGCAGGTTCAGCAGATGACGCCGACAGACTCGATCACCCTGATCAAGGCCGCGTGTGCCTGGCCCATCCCGTACTACATGGATGTCGACGATCCCTGGCCGATCACGAGCCTGGAGTACTTCAAACGGCCCTCGTCCCCTTATCCGGTACCGCCACTGGAGTTCTGCCTCAGCTACATCAACTTCATGGTGTGGGTGATCTGCTTCGTGGCCGATAAGTGCTACCGGTCGAACCGGACGATCTGGCTGATTGACGAGGGAATCTCGGACCAGCTCCGCGAATCCATCATCCAGGGATCTGATGAAGCCGTGGTCAAGATGAAAGATGTCGGCATGGGCATCATCAAGGAGTTCATTCAGTTCGTAGATGCTCCTGAAATTAAGGCATCGATCTTCCAGGTGTATGAGTTCTTCCAGACCAAGTTCCAGCAGGCGTCGGGCCTCACTGATCTGATGATGGCTCAAATGGCAGGCGGCAAGGAGCGCTCAGCCACGGGTGCCAAGATCAGCCAGGACGCCGCCACCCTTCGTCCCCAGTCGATGGCTGATCAGGTCTACCACATCGACACCCGCCTTTCGCGTAAGGAAGCGATCGCGGCGATGTACTATCTCCAGGGAACGGATGTTGCACCGATCATGGGCCAGCCTGGAGGAACAGCCTGGCAGAACCTGATCATGTCGAAGGACATGGTCGAACTCATGAGGGAGACGCAATACGATGTCGTTGCCAGCCCCGGCCGTGTACTTGACCTCAATACCAGAGCTGAACAATCGAACAATATGGCTCAGATGGTATTGCCCCTCCTGGTCAATATCGGGAACGCTACCGGCATGTTCGGTCCGGCCAACGCCATCCTCACCGAGTGGGCGAAGTCGAATCAGATTGATCCCGCACTCGTTCAGATTCCTGACATGCCTCCGCCACAAATGCAGGGACAAACAAAGGGTGTCGCCTCCCCGGCCAAGCCGGCAGCGAAGGCCGCATGACCCACTACTGGCGAATCAGAAAGTGGCTTCCCGAACGATACGGGCAACGATGCAAGCTCGTGGTAAGGTGGAGCAAAAACGGAAACATCATGATCGAGTTTGAGGATGGATACCAAGTTGTAACGCCCCGATGGAATGTCAGACTGTTACCCACTGGAGATGCCAATGCCAATGAACAAGAAAGAACGGATGAGGCAAAGGGTTGTCAGCGACAACGAGCAAGACCTCGCCACCATCAATGAGTGGTGGGATTTCGCCATGCCCGAAGAGAAACAGAAGATCCTCGACCGCATCGCCCGCATGCCGGATAGCGGTGTGGATAACGTGATCGCCAGGCTGGCGGAACTCAAGTTCGGTGAGCTGATCGAAAGTCGAGGCTGGTAATGGACGAGAAACTTTACAGCAAACGCCGTGTGATCTTCATTGACGGCCGGGAACGCGAAGTGCCCGTCGTCCACAACAACCCCGAGTATCAGAAGGTCTACGAAGAGTATCGCCAGGCCGGCCACGTCCACTCCGAGGCCCTGTTCGCTGCCCACGACGCCAGCCAGACCAAGTACTACGAACACTTCGTGGTGGTCGCTAGGCATGACGGCCGGCTCATCAAGATCCCTGTCTACTCCCATGATCCCGACATCCAGGGGAAGTACAAACGCCTCCGGCAGATGGGCGAGTCCCACAACAGTGCCGATATGGTGGTCACCGGACAGAGCCCGGGCCTCGGCCTGACCGATACCGCGCTCCTGAAGTATGACCTGCTGCACAATCAGTTCAGCCACAAGGACAGCCAGGCTCGCGGCGATGCTCTCGCCGAAGAGGCCCGGAAACTGGGCATCAGTACCACGGGCAAGTTCTACCACCCCGGCATAGCCGCGAAGTGGGGCGACCCTGAAGCCTGGGTGGGTTCGATCGATGACATCAAGGATGTCTGTAAGCGAAGGAAGTGGACCTTCGACATCTCCGAGGGCGAGATGAAGATCGGCGTGCGGGCTGATCTCGGCAAGCCCCTGGAGAAGCAGTTCTGCGCTACCCCGCCAAAACTGGGGGCCTGATGAACGAGGGATTCAAGATCATGCGTCGGACTCAGGAAGACGGCATGCTCTTCTACATGACCTCGCCTGAGTTCGATGAGCCTATTCCTCTGCTGTCGATCAACCATAACGTGTACCGAAACCACACCAAGTTCATTGGCGATTTCATTCAAGAGCTGTCTGTTGAGATTATCAAGCGTGCCGAAGGTGAGGATGTTCGGCTTGATATAACAAGGGGCAGTGAGCTAAATTAGGGGTCATCATGTTAATGACAGCACGCGACATGCAGGATACCCTTCTCCGCTACCTCGGCGGGAACAACAATGTTGAAGCAGCCCTGGACATCCGCGAATCCATCAACGATGCCCTGAAGGAGATCTGGGGTCAGCACGACTGGCCCTACTACCAGGGCCAAAAGGTTATTCAGATCGACGCCCCGGTGAGTACCGGGACAATCACGTATGTGGCTGCCACTCGCCGGTTCACCATCACCGGTGGTACCTGGCCAACCTGGGCAGAGTACGGCACCATCCGCATCGGCGTCAACAACGCCAAGGTGGCGAAGCGGCTGTCCGATACCGTGATTGAGATTGACCCAGGCTCGGCACTCTTGACTGACATCGTGTCCGCTACCACGTACGTGATGTACCGGAACGAGTATCCGCTCGAAGGCGATGTCCGCAAGGTGGCCTATGTCACCATCGACTCGTACGCGAAGATCCCACTGCAGTATACCGCCCCTCTGGAGTTCAATCACCCGACGACGACAGTCACCGGAACGCCGCGGTACTTCACGGTCCAGCGTGATCGCCGCGTCCAGGGAGCGCTGTCTATCGTGTTCTGGCCCATGCCCGCCATCGCCAAAACCGTGCAGTTCAGTTACATCCGTGGCCCATCCGAGGTGAGATGCTGGCAGGAGAACACCGGGAAGATCACCGTGGTCAGCGGATCCACCGCGGTCACCGGCCTCAACACCGCGTTCGATTCCACAATGGCCGATATGAAGTGCCTGCTTCGCATCGGGAAGAACCAGACCGAGGTAAGTACTCGGAACGGAAACAACCCGGCCGGGGAAGAAGTCGTGGTCGAATCCGTGGCGTCCACTACCTCACTCGTGGCCCTGCCTGCACCGCAGATCAGCCGGACCGCCGTGAAGTACGAGATCAGTTCGATCATGGATATTGACGAGTACATCATGGGATCGGCATTCACCCAGCAGTGCTATTTCGAGCTGAGTAAACGCCGCCAGGTGGCTGACAAGAACATTGAGATGCTGGTGAAGACTCTTGGCCTTGCCATAAAAAACGCTAAATCAAAGGCGTCGGTGGACAGGGGAATCGAGTACGCTGGCTCCTTTGTCCGCAATTCGGCTGTCGTGTGGATCTCGGTGGCGACATGAACAAGCAGCCCGTCCAGGTTGAGGTGGTTGGAAAGTTCAATGGGCAGTACTCGGACATTGATCCAGAGGACTGCCCTCCTGAAACTTTGTTCCGTCAACTCAACCTCATGACCGTTACCAAGGGCTTGTTGACGACGCGGGGAGGGCTGAAGCAGCTCACCCTGGACATCTTGGAGTAGCCCATGTTCCGGTCATTCTTCAAGCTCGGTGTTGACGATGTCTGGGGCCTAGTCCAGGCTCGAACCATCACCAATAATCCAGTTGAAGCCGATGCCCTTCCCACCTATCGCGTTTATGGGGAGACCGGTGATGCCATTGATACCGGTACACTTGCTGCTTTTGATTCTCCGACGATCACTGGCTGCTACAAATACTCGTTCACGCCCACCTCGCCGGCCTATGCCCGTGGGAAAACTTACTCAGTGATTATCTCATACGAGATCGAAGGCGAAGCCCGACAGGATAATCACAGTTTCATCCTCATGTAAGGGGTCTCTCGATGGCATCCGCAATGACCAAGTTCTATTCGTACATCGAGGCGCTCCACAAGGGGAAGCACAACTGGGGCAGTGACACCTTCAAGTTCATGCTGACCAACACGCTTCCTGTCGTGACCAACACGCAGAAGAGCGACATCACCGAGATTGCTGGCGGCAATGGCTACACTGCTGGTGGCCACACCTTCAACATCACCAGCGCTGTCCAGGCTCTGGGCATCTTCAAACTGGTTGGCGACGACATCGTTATCACCGCGTCCGGATCCATCGGCCCATTCAGGTATGTTGTTCTCTACAACGACACCGTGTCCGGGGATCTGCTGGTCGGGTTCTACGATGCCGGCAGTGCGATCACATTGATAGCCGGCCAAACATTCACCATTGACGCCAGTCAGGTCAGTGGTCTCTTTACTGCACAATAGGTGACTCATGGCTCTGCCAGATTATTACAAGATCGATCCCATCTCAGGGACGCCGATTACCGTGACGATCACGCTTACCTCGGTGGCCAATGGGTCAGCGAGGCAAAGCGCTAAGTTCGATTTTGGTGCTATTTTTGCTCGGCGATGGCTTGCCACATTCGAGACCAAGTTCGCGATTGCACCGACGAACGATACCGAAGTCGAACTGTATTTGTCGCAATCCAGCAATGCCACAGCCGGCACGGGCAATACCGGTGGTACTTCCGGTGCCGACGCCGCGTTCTCCAACTCCAGCGAATTGAAGAAGCAGCTCGAGCCGATCGGAAGCCTCGCCTGTTCCAATGCCCTGGGTACCGGCACCCAACGCCAGGCATTCGAGTTCCAGCCGACACAGCGTTATGGTAGCGTCGTGGTCGTCAACAACAGTGGCCAGGCTTTGTCCAGCACTGCCGGCGACCACATCATCACTCTGCAGCCACTGGACGAACTGATCAACGATACGGTGTAAGGAATGACGATCAATCTGAACTCACCGATCAACATGGGCCATGTCCAGAACAGGGGCCTAGTTGCTTGTTATCCCATGCTACGTGGCACCTTCACCGGTAAACGGATCCGTGATGTCGTCAACCGCAAAGATATGACGGTGGGATCAGGTGCAACCTTCTCCATGCTCGGACCCACTAAGCGGGGGATGCGATTCAGCTCGGGCAGCATGACAGTGCCGTCCGGGGTGTTCAAGTCGATCGATGGTGTCGGGAAGATCAGTGTCGGCCTGTGGATCAACCCTTTTTCTATCTCGTCCTACCGTGCGGTGTTCGACAGTACCAATCGTGATGTGTCATTCCTGATGAATGCTGCCACGGATCTCTACGTGGGGTTCGGCGGTAGCGCTGGTGGCGTGACAAGCTCCATCAGCTTCACGACGCACGAATGGCAGTATGTTCTGATCACGTACGATGGGTTGAATGTCAACGTCTACCGCAACGGAGCGTTCGCCTGTACCCGCACCCTGGGCAACACCGTCTTTACCGATGCTGTCCAGTTTGGCGCCAACCCTTCAGGCGGTGGTAGTTCATTCGATGGCCTTCAGTCTGGATGGCGAATCTGGAACCGCACCTTAACTGCTGCCGATGCGATGGCGCTGTACAAGCAGGCGAAGGTTGGCTTCAGGGATATGTACAACTACCTGAAGCCGATCGCTATCCGTGAGTTGCCTCCCGACATCGTCATTGCCCCGGCCAGTTATGCGTTCACCCCGAATAACCTGGACCTCATCCTTGGCTACGGGATTGAAACGGATGTCACGACTTATGCTTTCACGCCAGTCAACGTCAACCTGACAGCCGGCTACCGAATCGACCTTGCTCCGGCTTCGTATGTCTTTACCCCCAACCCGATCAATCTCTACACCAGTTCGGATGAGGGGGAAGAGAAGTTTATCGGCAGATTCCGACGCGGTCAGAAAGTCACCATCAGCGTGATTCCTACTCGTTTGCCCATAGCAGTCCCAGAGATCGACTTCTGGCTCGAGGGGACGACGAAGGTGAAGACGGTCAAGCTCCCGGTGAAGAACCGGGCATTGCCGTTATTCAGCTCCAACATCTTCCTTGACGCCAACTTCCCTGATGGTCATTATGTCGCGGTGATCAAGTACCAGATTGGGATTAACCAATGCGTGGCATACCAATACTTTGATGTGGTGGGCGGCGACTCGGTTGGCAGTGTTGTGGGTGTCACCGAGATCCGCCGTCCACTGGGTAAAGCGATTGTCACCCAACGTGATGATGGTAATATAGCGATGGGTTACCGCCCACGACTTGAATAGGAGAAGCCATGTCAGCAGCGCCAGTCAAACCACCTCCCCCTCAACCAAGACCGAACCCTACCCCGCCTCCCCCTAACCCCTATGGCACATAATGACAGACCTCGAAGCCATACTCTCAGGTTACTTCGCTGGAGGGACAGTTCCCTCCAAGCTCTACATTGGCCTAGTGAAGGCTTCGAGCTTTGTCGCGTTCGATCCCGTCAATGATGAGATGTCGAGCCACCCAGGCTGGTCCGAGTTCACAGACTATGACGAGACCGACCGCCAGGAATGGATTCCTGGGGTTGTGGTAGGTGATACCCTGGCTCAGACCAACAACCCGACGCCAGCCACAATCACTCCCAACGTCAACGATACCGTCAATGCCATATTCCTTTGCGACGATCCTACCAAGGGTGGATCGTCCGGCCAGCTCTATGGCCCCTGGTACTTCGAGGAAGGTATTCGTGATACCTTCTCGGCATCCCCGTTCAGGATCGAACTGACCATCTTCCTTCGAAGCAATACTCCCACGGTGTCATAATGTATCGTCCTTACGCAGTCATCAAGAACGCTACTTACACCCTGCGTCGAAAAGACACAGGCACCACGCTCAACATCAGCAAGGATGGCGGGGCTTTTGCTGCTGCTGCCGGCACGCCAGTCGAAACGCCGGCGTCATCAGGCATCTTTGTCAATACCCTGGCAGCGATCGAGATGGAATGTGACCATCTCTTCTACAAAGGAAATGCCGGCAATTCGTTTAGCGATGGCGTTCTTATCCCTGAACCGGCATTCGATTCAGGCATTCTCCAGGCCGCCAGCTCCAACACAGCGACCCTTCGCCCCTCGGCACCATCGGCTGATCTCACTGGATTATTGATCGAGATCGTCCGTGGAACCGGGAAAGATCAACGCCCTCGCGTCATCATGTCATACGATGGCACTTCCAAGGTAGCCACAGTCAGGCCCAACTGGTCGACGACGCCATCCACGGATTCGATTTACATCGTGACCTATCCCGATCAATCCAATCTCATCATGATCGACGGAAGTCTTTATTCTCCCGAAGCTCTGTCTCAATTCTGGAACGCTTCGATCAAGGGAGGCACCGTGGGCCCAGGCAGTTCAGCCTCAGTCATCCAGACCGACATGACCGGCTATGGGGCTCAGCAACTCAAGGGTGCAGTCCTTCAATGTCTTGGTGCCAACAACTACGGCATCTGCCGAGCCATCCAGTCCTACAACAGCTCCACCGGTGAGTTCACCGTCTTCCCTGCTTTCGCTTCGGCCCCGACAGCCGGAGACGCTATCCAAGCCTTTGGGACTACTGGGTAAATCCATATCCCTATTGTTGACTGATAGGGAGTAGTCCAATGCGATTTATGCTGGTGATGGGTGGTAGCGGTGGGGTTGCCCGAGTCTCGGCATACTACCAGCTCAGCGTGCGAGTTCGAGGCGGGACAGCCGGCATTATCGGATCCCGCATCTCAGCCATCTGCCCAGCCACCATGATCACCACCAGCAACGGAACCCTCCTGGTTGCCACCGGGTATGGGCCGATGCTTCGCATGCGGCAGAATGAGAAGTCCCTTTCCACTGCTGGTGTCCCCGCCCCCAAGACCCAGATCGTCATTGCCACCGGTGTTGACCTGGGTTATCAGCCTTCAATGGTGACCCTCACCTTTGACTACACCCGGTTCGGTCGACTCGCCGGCAGTTACAATCTCGCCACCGGCCACGCCATCACCTACACGCCGCAGGGCGATCAGTCCCTCCAGGCCCGCCAGGTTGATCTTCAGCGCTTCCTGGGATTGATTATTCCCACCGCCGACGAACAGAAGGTGATCACCATCACCGGACAGCAGGCACCGGATGGACGCGGTGGGTTCTACACCATGCCTTACCCTGGCACGGTGACCATCCAGCCCGTGGGACCGCAATATGGCACCCACCTTTACCAGTACGAAACGGCCAATACCGGAAGCCGGCGAAACCTCAGCCTGCTGTTTACCGGCACCAACGCCATCACCGATGGGCCACCCCGCTCCGGTGTCTTCCCCGTTAACTGGGTGAATCTCAAGTTCACGGTGACCATCCGCAACCAGGCCGGGCCCGTCAACCCGACCGGCACCGGTGGTGCGGCTTACAATGGCCGATACCAAGCCTTCATGCGGTATGTCGATAAGGACGGCAACGTCAGCGACCCAAGCCCCATCTCCAACGACATCGTCATCCAGAACGAGCCGGCTGTTCTCTATACCAACCTGGAAGTACCCACCGATCAGCGTGTAGCCCGCCGCCAGATCTTCCGCAATCAGAACGGAAACAGCGATGTCTTCTACCTGGACATCGACACTGACGACCTGACCTCGACCGTTCTCTACTCGCTCAACACAGATGATCAGCTCAAACTGAACTACGCCATCTCCGTGTTCGATGACAATGGCGTCAATCAACTCTACCTTTACGGTCAGCCACCACCAGATAAGCCGTTCATCGCCGAGTTCTGCAACATCGTCTATGCCGTGGGATTCCGTACGTACAGCGAAGGCAACGTCATCCTCACCAACGGATCCACGGAGATTCAGGGCGTCGGAACCGACTGGCCCGAATCCTTCATCGGCCGGCAAATTATCCTCGACGAGGAAGTCCATACCATCGTCAGCGTGGATGTCGAAAACCAGATCATCGACATCGAGACAGGGTACACCGGTGCCGATAACCCATACGCCGAGTACACAGTTCAGCCCTACTATGCCAACTCGAACCTCCTGAACTGGTCAGAATCAGGTCTGCCCGAAGCCTGGCCCATCGCCAATGCTCTCCAGCTCCCCGAAGATGACGACGAGATCACTGGCCTGAAGGTGTTCGCCAATGCCCTGTGGATCTTGAAGGCCAATTCGATCTATCAGTTCTCCACGACGATTGACCCCGGCCGGGATGGCGATTACAAGCCTGCCTCCAAGCGTGGCTGCATCAATGAACGGTGTGCTGTCGTCGTCCAGAACGTGTGCCTGATGCTAGACCGCACCGGCGTCCACGTCTTCCAGGGGTACATGCCAAGGTACAACTATCAGGCCAATACCACCCCTGACCATGTGAGCGTGCCGATCGATGACCTGTTCCGGTTCGAGGGTAGCTGGCTCAGGCTGAACTTCGAGGCCGATACCTGCTTCTGGCATGCCATCCACAACATGGAACTGAAGATCATCCGTTGGTTTGTGGCGATGGAAGGATACGATTATCCGCAACACGCCCTCGCTTACGATTACCTGCAAGATAAGTGGTGGGTTGAGGAATACCCCATCCCCATCACCTCTTCAACGCAGTCCCTCGAGCTGGGTGGCGTTCCAGTCATGGGTGGACGGGCCGGCAACGTGTTCATTGGCGACCGTGGCACTCTCGATTTGATCACCACGGGCAGCACTCGCATTAACGTGGTCTCATGCTATGCCGGCCTCAACCTCGTTCTCGATTCTGTCCCGCCATCATGCGTGGGCCTGCCGGTGGCGATCGTGGCCGGCACCGGACATGGGCAGAAACGCATGATCTTGTCACAAACCGACGATGAGATTATCGTCAACTACCCGTTCTTCCCCGAACCTGACGAGACCAGCGTCATTCAGATTGGTGCCATCAACTACTACCTGATGACACCCGAGTACTCCTACGCCCGCCTGGAGATTGAGAACCCCAAGGCATTCACCGTGGAGTATCGCACAGCTCCGAACAGCCTGGAGTGTTACGCCTCCATGCTCATCGATCGAATTGCCAACAGAGAAGTAGGGGTGGACGCCTCATGGGGCAGTGTCACTTCCACTGCCGGCGACCCTGGGGTTTACAAGATCGACTTGAATAGCCAATCAGGGTATGGCAGGATTGTCATGGATGACCGGCGAGAACGGGACATTCCCCAGAAGTACTCCATCCAGGTCACCATGTCAGGGTTCTCCGGCCGGGATAAGCCGATCTTCTCATCCATGCAGATCATCGGTGGATCAACCAAGAAAGAGCAGACCGTCTAATGCCAGATACAGCCAGCCTTGATGCCGTCGTCGCTCGCCTCCGTTCCAGCAACTGGACGGATGCGAACGAGCTGGCCAACGCGCTGGCCGTGGGGCTGTCGTCGGTCGCCAGGCAGCAGACCTTCAACCGTGGTGTGCATGACAAGTCCATCGTCAACCGTGATGGCGGTACCAGCCTGGCTGTCGGGGATAACTCCGTCGCCCGCCAGTCCACCTCCCTCCAGCCCCCGCAGCGTGGCTTCCTCATCAAGCATGGAGCCATCGCCTCCCGCCGCCAGGCCCGGGTAGAAACCGAAAGCCGTGCCCTCGCCGGCATCGTCTTTGAACTGATCGGTGCCGGTAGCGACACCAGCCTGAATGTAGCGATCGTGGGAGATGTCCCCGTGGTCAATGTCGACCCCACCACCCGGCAAAATGTCGGCGGGGACATGAATGAAAAGCTCGTGCAGAACCCAGAGGATCTAGCCTCAGATGGGCAGACCTCGACGGTGATCGTCCCCCTGGTGGGTAACCCGTTCGCTGGCGGTGACTCCGACGATCACGGTACCGCGATCCCCAAGATCGGTCAATCGGTCCAGGTGGTGCTATCCAAGGCCTACGAAAAGACCACAGTCTGGAGTGAGAGATCCCGACGCCATTACCCACGGGTGAGCGAGAAAGCCATCTCGAACTCAGCCGTGGTAACCAACGGGTTCTGTTGCAAGGAGCCTGGCGGCGGGGGTAGTGACCCCGGCAGTTAATACAATTTGAGCAACAGGAGATAGTCATGGCCCTTCAACCAATTGCTGCCGGCACACGTTATGGATTCATCCCCGGATCCCAGGAAGCCGGCGTGGCGATGGGCTATGGTGCCGGCTACAAGGGCATCGCCTCCCTCATTGGCCCTGCCCCTACCTGGGATCTTGCTGCACAAGACGCCCAGACCAACGCCTACGATCATGCGAACCAGAAGTTCGACCTGTTCAAGGGCCTCCTCTCGAAGTTCAATCAGGGTGGCCTGGGCAACGGAAGTTATTCATCCATGCCCATGAACTCCGTTCCTGCCCCGCATTATGCCAGCGGGGGAAATGTCTACAGCCAGAGTCAGGTGAACGCCCAGGCCGGCCTGCAACGGGCCAACCTCTTGAGCCAGGCACAGCAGAACACCCGCCAGTTCACCCAGCAACTCGGCAGCCGCGGCTTCAGCCCGATGTCTCCCTATGCCATGCTCGCCGGGCAGAGCAACACCATGCGTGCCAACGCAGGAGCCGCCAGCAACGAGACCAACCTCAACATGATGGCAGCCCAGGCTAATGCCGATGCCCGAGCCAAGGCCGACGCCACCAACGCCAGTGTGTATGGCTCCTACGCGAATGCCCTCGGTCAGCAGAACCAGATCAGCTCGCAGTACAACCTGCAAAAGGGTTCGCAGAACAATGACCTCCTCAGAATTCTGTTGAGTGGTCTGCAAGCAGCATAGTAAGGAGTGCATCATGTTGTTCGATCAGGACGATGACCTGACGCCAGAGCAAAAGCTCCGGCGTCAAATGTTCTTAGAGAACGGTGCAGCCCAGGGCCTGAATGTCCCCGAGCTGAACCCGGCTTCGTACAGCCAGATGGGCCAGCTCCCCCCATCCCTTGGTACCGCCCTGAGTGCGTTCACCGGGGACTGGGGTGGTAAGCCACTGGTCGCCCAGGCTCCTGCTGTCGTGCCAGGCACCGACGCCTACGAACAGATGGTGAATCCTCCATCGCTGTTCGGAGCTGACATCCATGCAGCGCTCAACCGCCCGATGGCATCACCATCGCCGATCCCGTCGCTGATGAGCCCTCCAGTCGATGACGGACCAATAGGGCCTAACCCCATCTCCCCCCTCTGGCACAACAGCGGTGGGGCGATGGTCAGTGACGGGTTCGATGGTGCCGGCAATCTTCTGCGATCACAGGCGTCGGCCGCGATGCCAGGTGCCGGGTACACCTCTAACTCAGCAGCCGGCATTATGCCCCTCTCACATCCCAGTGATGCGATGTACGCGGCCGGCCTCCAGACCCAACGGGCCAACCTGGCTGACCAGATGGAAGGACCGCAACTCTTCCAGCACGCTCTCAGGATGCAGCTTGCCAACGCACAGAATGCGACCGAGCTGGAGAAGGCCAGGATCATGACCGGTGGGAAGGAAGAGGCGAACTTCAACAAAGGCATCTCCCTCACCAGTGATGCCCGCATTGAAACTCCCCAGGCTCTGGCTGCCATCAAGGACATGCGGGACCGGAAGCACATCAGCCCCGAAGACGCCGACGCCATGACATTGGCTCGCATCACGAAGCAACGAGGGCCGGACGGTAAGACGCTGATCCCTCTGTACGACTCGCGTGATCCCAGCAACAACATGACCGGCCTCATGAATGCCCTCGCCTCTGATGAGGTGAAGGCCATGAAGCCAGACACGGTGAAGCGCTTCCTCGAAAACTCAATGGGAGTCACGAGGAACAAGGTAGTGGGACGGCTCAATGACCTGATGGAAAAGGGTAAGCCCTGGTTCGTCGGGCCGATGACTGGCTCTCTGGTAGATGCTGCTGACCCTGCCTGGTTCAGCCGTGGCCGGCTGAAGCCAGAGCAGCAGACCGAGTACGATATGATCCTGAACCTCTTTGGGCATAAGTAATGGCATGGGCAGACCAATACTACGCTGGCATGGCGGAAGATAGCGGTGTGGCCGACGAGGGGTTTCTCTCCAAGTTGGCCAAGACCGCCTGGACGCCGCTTGAGTTCCTGCTGCAGACCCTCGACAAGCCCGGCCGGGCTGTCCGAGGGTTGCTCGCTGGACGCCCCGAAGAACTCGCCAACCTCATCCCCTTCTCCGATACCGCCGGTCTCACTGATCCGAACACCGCCGCTTCCGGCCGGGATGTCCTCCGTAACTTCGGGATGATCAGCCAAGACGAAGATACCTGGGGCAATTGGGCCGGTGGCCTAGCAACTGAGATTGCCCTCGACCCCCTGAACTTCCTGACCCTGGGAACCAAGGCATCCCTCACCGCAGCCGGTAAGGCCGCGAAGATGGCCGGCACCCTGGAGAACACAGCAGCCGGCCGCATTGCCTCTGGTCAAGCTGGGCTCGCCGGCTTGCGTACGCCCTGGTACACGGACATGCTCGGTATCACGAAGCCATCCTCGGTGGCTCTTGGTACCGGTGCTACGGCCGAACGCATCGCCCAGGGTGGTGCCGATCTTCTCGATTGGTCAACCCGTAAGGTGCCTGGCGTGGCGAAGGCCCGTTCATGGTTCGAGTACGGTGCCGGCAACAAGAGCGGTATCCCCGAAACAGTACTCGGCTTCTCCGGGGTGGCACCACAGGCCGAGAAGGATGTCCTCCAGGCTGCCTACCCGCATGGCATGGATCTGATCAGCAGCCATAAGAGCATCATTGATGACCTGGTGGGCCGCGGTCACTCACTGGCTGAGGCTGAGGATTATGCCGGCAAGCTGGTCACTGGGGTACGAGAGAATGCCAATCCGACTTACGCTGGCCTGGGCCCGGTCCACCCAGACTTGTTGGATAAGGCTCAGGTTGCCGCCGACTCCATTGGTACCGCTCAGGATGTCTTGAGGGATCACCTTATATCCCTCGGTTATCAGGTCCCAGAGAATTACTCAAGCTGGGGACATAAGTACCTGCACCGACAGTCGATCGAAGGAGGTGTCTCTCGCAATGCTGCCAACAAAGCTCGATCCATCCCAGAGGCATTACTCCCTGGCGGATCTCTCCAGCACGATGCCAACGTAGCCAACCCCGAGTTGGCCGGCTTTGCTAACAGACCAGTCCCGCAGGGAATGACGGTTCAACAGTGGGAGAAGTGGAAGAATGCCAAGATCGATGCGAACGCGGACGAGTTCAAACAGATCGCCAAGGATGCCCGCGATGCACAGTTCCAGGGTAATCACCCTGCTAGCCTGGCTGACAAAGAAATCGAGAAGCAGGCTAAGCCGTACGCTAGGTATCTTTCCGAGATCAACCCCGAAACAGTTGATGCCGGCAAAGGAGGATACCGTAACGATCCCATCGGAGCCTTGCAGGAATATGTGAGTGGGGCCCAGGCGAACGCTGCAGCCGCGAAAGGTTCGCTCAATACCCTCGCCTCCGAAGCCAAGTCACGAGACTCTATCGCCACGGACCCCGGCAACTGGGTATCTCTCAACAAGGCAATGAATGACCTTGGTCTGACTGCTCAGGAAGCCCTGCCGAAGATGGCCGGCCAGGGTGCGGTCATCGACTTCGGCGGGAAGAAGTCCCTGATAGATATGCTGGTCGATAAAGGGAAGAGTACTCTGCCCACCGGTCAGCCCCTCCCCAAGAAGGACATCATCAAGGATCTCAAAGACAAGTTCGTTCCCCAGCACGTGGTCGACGCCCTCCAGAAGGAGCTCGAACCAGCAGCACAAGCCGCCACGTACGGCATCGGCAGTCAGGTAGAGAAGTGGACCTCGGCAGCCCGAGCTGCCTTCACCACCCCCTGGCCGGCCTTCCATGCCCGCAACGTGGTGGACGCCGGCATTCAGCAGGGCCTCGCCGGTGGCATGTCAGCCAAACGAATCGCCGACACGATCGCTTATCGTGCTGGCTCGATCACGGACCCAGCCTTGGCAGCAGAAGCCGCCCAGGTCATGAACGCCGGGTTCAATGCCGGTGCCTTCGGTCGAGGCCAGGCTTTCGCCCAGCTCGGCAAGAGTGCCGTCAACCTGCCCTCGTCCACCGTGAATCCGCTCGTGACTCAGGGCGGGACGACGACAGGCCAGGCCGCTATCGATTACCTGAAGCAGTTCCTCCCCTCCTCAGTGGCTGCACGAGGGGAGTCCTACCTCAGCAAGAACCCGCTCCGCATCTTCAGCGCTCCGGAAGAGTCAGCCATCCTCCAGGGTGGAAACCGCCTGCACAACGACATCGACATCACCAACCGCATGTCGCACTTCTGGGGCTTGATGGATCAGGGCTATGCCCCCCATGCTGCAGCCGATGTCGTGACACAGGCCCACCTGGACTACAGCAAGCTGACCCCGGCAGAGCGCATGCTGAGGCAAGCCATCCCGTTCTACTCCTTCTCGAAGCAGAATCTGGGGCGGTTCGCGGAACAACTGCAGAACCCAGGGCCGATCACTTCACTGATCAGGGGTGTGGGTAGCATCAGGCAGGACGAGAACATCCCGAACTATGTCAGCCAGGGATCCGCTATCCCCATCCCCGGTGCCGAGGATGGCAGCCAGCGGTACATCTCCGGCATGTCCCTCCCATTCGACGATGAAATCATGGGGGCAGTGATCTCGGCAGCTTCCGGCCGGTTCGGGGAAGCCGGTCGCCGTGCCCTGACCGCCGCGGATCCACTCACCAAACTCCTGACAACCATCGGGACTGGTCGCCAGATATTCTCAGGCCGCAGCCTGGAAGACGCCACGCCTGGGCCCATCACCTCCCTCGGCGGACTGCTGCCCAACTACCAAGCCAATGTCCTGAGTGAAGTTTTGTCTGCCTCGCCGCTTGGCCGCGTGATGTCCACCGCCAACAGCACGGTCAACGGCCGCGATGTGAATCCCCTGGTCAGGCTGCTGACCGGCATCAAGACGACGGATGTGGACAAGACGCAGGCCAAGAACCTGGCTGCTCGTGATGCAGTCGAGTCCCTGCTGAAGTCCACGGGACAAGTCGGGGTGAGTGAGAACCTGTATCCGAAGGACCAGTATCGTGACGTGGCCAACCAATCCCCCGAGCTGCAACGGCTGCTGAGTGCGATGAAGATGTTGCAGCAGCAGGCCCGGGATGCCAAGGCGTCCAGGTTAAATCAGTTGTCAACCCCATAGTGTTACGGTAACATCACTCTGACCAATAGGAGCCTGTCATGGTAGCTTCCCCCGCACAATTCACCCGCCAAGAGCGAAGCACAATCCGTGCTGCCCTGGCCAACAATCAGACTGCCGACAGGCTCATCGAAAAGCTCGATGGTACCGGCCGCATCGGTACAGGCGGTAGTGGTGCCGTGGTAGATGAACAGTCTGCCGGCCAGGTCCACACCACCAAGCTGACCTACACGAGTAAGGCCATTGCCACGGTCGACGGTGGTGGTAACGGTGGTATCGGCAACCTGAAGATCTACACCTTCCCCGAGGGTGCTATCAAGATCCTCGGTGCCACGGTCGACTTGGCCTTCACCGTTACCTCTGGCCTGACGAACGCCCTGAAGTTCTCGCTCGGCATCATTCCGGCCGCTACTACCGATGCCCTCACCCTGACCAAGGCGAATGTCGTCCCGTCCACTGGTGGTACCATCACCACGGGTGCCGGTACGATGAAGGGCTTGTCTCAGAATACAGCGATCGTGGCTCTGACCGATGGGTCTGGTGGTACCCCATCCGATAGCATTGCCGATGCTCCAACCTCGTACACCGAGGCGACCATCGCCAATACCTGGGCCAGCTTCGCCGCCAAGATCAACGAGCTCATTGCTCTGATGACCTTAAACGGTAACAGCCTGGCACCGCTCTTGGATGGTACTTCAGCCGCCAAGGATCTGTATCTGAACATCGGTGCCATCAACGCTAACTCGAGCGCTGATGCTACGGTGACCATCACCGGCACGATCACCATCGCCTGGCAGTGGGTAGGCGATAAGTAAGCCACGTTGCTCGCGTGAAAAAGGCCCGCCTCACAGGATGTGAGACGGGCCTTTTGCTATTTGGAGAAGATGTAAGTCCCGTCATGCTTTCGATAGTGCCAGGAATCTCCGACCTTGGTTTTGTACCACGACTCCTCATCCACCTCCAGCTCGTAGTCCTTACTCCCCTCAATGAAGTGAATCCAGTACCGCCAGAACCTTACCCCTCCCCCGTCGTCATGGCCGGTGACCGCAGTCATATCTATCGAGTGCATTCCCGCAACCTGTATGGTGGTACGCGGTTCGTACTCGGTGACAAGTCTGTGTCCCCACCAGAGCAAGGTAGTGAGGAAGAGAATGAGCATGAATCGATACATGATTGATCCTTTGATAACCCGTCTGTTGATAACATACTCGCATCTGTGAGAAATGAGCTGGCATGGGGAAGGTGACAGGTCAAGGGTACCGCCCTGGCCACTTACGATGTTACCCTTACGCTCGTTAGTTCCTCTCAGCTTTAGCCTGCTGCTCTTTCAATAATTTCAGAGCAGACTCAGCGCCCATCAGCTCCACGTATAGGCTGCCATTCTTTGGTGTGACCATCACACCTGCACCACGGGGGTATTCATTGGCCATAGATAAGAAGTCAGCCTCAGTCAGCTCCAGTTTCCGCAGGCCGTACTTGTGCATCATGACGGTCACAGCCAGCATCAAGTTCGTGTTGCTTTCTTTGTCGCCCGAGCCTCGCGCTCTGCACGCGGCGGGTTCTTGTAAACCGGCTTCACTTCGTACTGCGCGGCCATCGCCACAAGGAATTCCATCCATGTGCTGAACACCCGCTTTCCCATCTTGCTGGTGCGCTGCGGCAGCATGATCACCTTGCCGTCGAACGCGGCTATGCGCATTTCGCCGTGCCAGCAGGCGGTCAGTACGTCCTTCCAATCGTCCTCGGTGACCCATTCCATGACGCCGTTCAGGCAAAGTTGCCGTTGCTGCGAGAACCCGGCCAGATACGGCCACTGGGCTGCGTTCTGTTCCAAGGTGCGTGTCGGCTCTGCCACGGTCACGCAGTAGCCCTCTGGTGCGTCTGCAACGGCGCTCATGGCCCTGCGGCGGGCTTCGTGGTGGGCGAGGATGAATACGGCTTTCACTGGCACGCCTCTATGAATGCTGCGGCTGCTTGCGCGTTGATCGCGTTGCCGTAGGCGCGCAGTCGTCCCACTCGGGCGGGAGCCCCATGAGCCAGCGGGAATGTTCCGGGTTCAACTGGCCTCCACTTTCCATCCCGGCAGAGGAGCCAGTCAGCAGCTCGCCAGAGGCCGTTAGTCGGGCCGGTGAGTTCAATGCCCGAACCGCCGCCATGTTGAGCGTCATGTTCGGTGCCATGCAGTCGTATTCCGTTCCCCGCTTCGCGTCTGTCACCGTCGGTGTCGACCCGTGTCGCGTCTCGCCCATCGCTCGGGCCGCCTGCCCGCCGCCAGTGCTGTCGCTGGTCTGCGGTGTCGGCCAGCCCGCCAACGTCGCATCCTTCGGCAAATCCTTGCCCTGGCATTTCTCCGTGTAGGTGCTGCCGCACTTCGGATCTGTCGCCCGTGGAGTAGCCCAGCCCGACAACTGCGCCGTCACGTCCAGCCTGTCCGTTGACCACTCGCCGTTGCGTATCCGTCCGCCCAGGTAGCCGCCCTTGTAGTCCGTCATCGCTGGCGTCGGCCACCCAATAAAGCCTGTCTCTGATGTGCGGAGCGCCGACGCCCGCAGACGGAAACGGGACCGCCCCGACGGCGTAACCCAAGGCTTCCAGGTCATCTTGTACAAGGTCGATCCAAGGCTCTGCGTCTTTGCTCGCAACCTGCTCTCCAAAGACGATTGCAGGTCGGCACTGCTCGATGAGGTAGTGGAAGGCGGGCCATAGATGCCGCTCGTCAGCAAATCCATTTCCTTTGCCTGCCGCGCTGAAAGGCTGGCAAGGGCACGATCCGGTCCACGCGGGTTTGTCGTCCGGCCAGCCTGCGGTGCGCAAGGCGTGGCTCCAGACACCAACTCCGGCGAAGAAGTGGCATTGGGTGTATCCAGCAAGCTCAGTTGGTCGTACATCTTCAATGCTCCGTTCGTCAACATCACCAGGCGCAATCAGCCCTGCGGCGATCAGGTTGCGCAGCCACTGGGCGGCGTATGGGTCAATTTCGTTGTAGTAGGCGCGAAATATGCCCTTGGCCATAACTACTCCGGTTTTTGAAGAGGAATGAATTCACCATTGGCCATGCTCTGGATGCGCAGGCTGTTGATGTACTTGTTGTTCTCAAGAATCATCTTCTTGCAGGGGGAACAACAGTAGACGCGGCGATGACGACCGTCGACGCCGCGATAGTGGGCGATGTAATCGGCATAATTGTTACAGCCGATACTGGTGATACAGGTTAATTTGGTCTGCTTACCGAACAGCCGGCGAAGCAATAGGGACAGGGCACGCATACTTATTCTCCAGTGGGGCTAATTCTTCCCGAGCGATACCGATGTCTCGCGGTGCCTCAATCCCAATCCGTGCCTGACCATTCCTGGTGGACACCAGCGAGACCACAATCGACTCCCCGTGGGCGTTAATAACAATCCGTTGCCCCGGCTTCCGTGTGAGTACGAGCATTCCTACTTCCTCCATCCGTGAAGACATCTCCGAATACACCAACTGCATGCTCCAGTGATCGGAAGTCGTACACGACAGCCGGCTTGATGTTGTGCAGCCGAGCGTACTCGTATGCCTGCACGTAATCATCCCAAAGGGGGACGCGGCCATTCTCCACATAGAGGAAGTCCTGTCCCTTTGCTTTCGTGATGGCGATGGCTGATACTGGTAGCATGATGTTACTCCTCTTTGGTGGCTCCTTCATCTTGGACATACCGCCCCGAGATTTGTTCATAGAGTTCGTTGAACGACTCAATGTTTTCCTCGATCAGGGCTGAGGTGATTGGGCATGCGGCGGCAAACCATACCTGATATGCCTGCATGTCAATTTCGGATGTCGTCCTGCTTGGGTTGATAGCCTGGATCTCCTTGGCCAGCTTGGACCAGGGGGTTGTCCGGCTCTTACGCTTAGCCTTTTGTGGGGCCTCGTCTGCCATGTGATCTCCAGTGGGAAGGGATGGTGGCGGCGTACTCGCCCTCACAGGTACACATCAGCCGAGTGAGGTACGCCGCCACCACAGTGAGTATAACAAACGACAATAACTATTTCAATAGGTTACGTGGGGTCGATGGTCTTTCCGAACTTCGCTGCCCACTGCTTCTCCAGCTCAGCAGCATTCGCCGGCATCGCCAGCCACTTCCTGATAGCCATCTTGACATCAGGGTCTGTCTGCTTCAGCGAAGAGAATCTATCGAGATACATGAGGTCTTTCACATCCTTGATCTGTGTACCTTTGTATATGATAGATCCCACAATCATCTGGTCGCCAGGCCCAAACGATGGGCCGACTTTGATCTGATGCTTGAGTGACATACGCTTGTCACCCAGCCTCTCGATCAGGGCAATCTTGGATCGTCTGGTCTTTGCCTTGTCATCCGGCAGGATCTTGGTGGATGACAGTCTTTCTTCGACCTCCCGCAGTTGTTCCTGGGGAGTCTTCTTCAGTGTCTGCAGCATCGTGGTTACACTCCAATGGCGTTAAGGCGTCGAGCCGTGAACTCTTCAGCGGTCATGCTGCCCTTGTCGTTGTTGCAGGGGTAGCAGGCTCCGCACAGGTTGGAAACGTGGTCAGCCCCGCCTCTACTGAGGGGCGTCATGTGGTCGAGAGTCATATCGCGGATCACTAAGGGCTTTGAACAGTAGTGGCATTGCCCGTTCTGGTGAGCGTAGAGCGTTGTCTTGTGGAACGCCTTCTCCCGCAGATCCATCGTGTGGATGATCTCGCGTCGTGGGATGTGGGTTGCTGCAATAAGTACCTCCTCTATGTGGTTGGTCAGGTTCGGTCGTTTGACGTGGGACCTCACCTGGACATTGCGGATAGTGGGGTGGGGGAAGTCTCCCCTCACCCCACGCACCGCATAGTAAGAGTGCATCTTCTTCAGATCACCCCGTGTGCTGGATTCATGGTCACCCAGGTTCACCCTGATGGTGACCTCTTTGCCGATGATGTTGAAGCGGAACTGGTTCGACTCGTGAACCTGCATCACGTCAACATCGTAAGGCATGGCCAGAGCGATTAAGTCCTCCAGGGTGTAAGCCGGCTTCATCCTTGTCAGTCCTTTAGGTAGAGCGAATGCGACTTCGTGCCTTCGCAATTCTATTACGAAGCAGTGCCCAGCGGTCAGTGGAAGAACTCGCGGCTTCCACTGGGCGGTACCGTTCAGCCACTGCGACCTTGATATTGTCAGCCAGGGAGCGGGCCACTGCTAGGGCCACGTCCTCATCCGCCGACTCTTCAGCCAGGCCACCGTCACTGAACCGCCCCTCGATCGCCTCAGCCGCCACCAGCTTGGATGCCATCACCCCGACAGCCGTTTGCTGGGCCGAGTCCCCATAGTAGAAGTACACCGTCTTGCAGTCAGCCTTCTGTCCGATTCGCCACGATCGCTTACTGGCTTGGCGAAGGACATTCAGCTTAAACCCTGTCGAGTACCAGAGCAACGACGGAAAGTTAAACCCCGGCCCGAATAGTTCAAGCCCTGTCTGAACCAGCTCCGGGTGACACAGACCTACATCGGCCTTCGGGCAGTTGGCCCTCAGCCAATCGATCCTGGTGGATGGCTTCACCGTGGCTTTGAGGGATGCCACCTTGAACCCATTCGCCTCCAGTATCTGCTGCAGTCTGTCCCTCGTGTCATCCCGCACCGAGTAAACCCAGCACTTCCGGCCGGCCTGTTTCTCAGCCCGGATGTAGTCCATGAGGGCCTTCTCCTTCGGGTAGATAACGCTGCGGTCGAAGTCGGCCGTCTCGTACACCATCACGTACTGACCTGTCGTCGGGCACGTGTACCCCACATCCTTCCGGTCATAGGGCACATCAGGCCAGGTCATGAAGGCTTCGAGCATCGGCCCCAGTAACTTCATCGCCATCCCGGGCGAGTTCATGTACAGCTCGCGGAACGCGCTGAGGCACGACTCCTTCATGATGTCGTACTCAGCCTGCATTCCCAGGGCCATTGGGATCCGCACCGTCTCCTCATGGTAGGTTGGCAGCTCCGACGCTATCTCCGGCAGGCTCATGAACACGGTGTAGTTGGCGACGAAGTCGGGGTAGAGCTGAGGCATGATGCCTGGCTTCACGTCCTGCGTCGTCGTCTTGGACGATCCGGTACCGGATCTCCGCTTCGTCCCTCCCGTGCTGGTCTTGATCACCGTCTGGATGCGGCCGTACCTCTTGGCGAACTCCACCTCGCTTCGCCAGGTGAACCCCATGCGGATGAAGTCACGAGGTTTGAGGCGGAACAACAGGGGCCTGATGTCCTCGCTCTTGCCGGCCAGGAGGGTACCGGTCATCAGGATGGTGTACTTCGCATGCTTGGCGAACAAGCAGGCGGTGTGTCCATCCATCGAATCGGCACCCTTCGACTCGTGGGCCTCATCCCTCACGAGGTAATCGAACAGCCGGCACCCACGCGACCGAACATACTGGGCAGGGGAAACCTTGTGACTATCCGCCTGCCATAGCGGCTCGTCACAGTTCCGTAACTTCTGCCCGCAGTACTCCATCTTCCCGTCCTTGACCTTGAGGTTGGGGCATTCCTCCCGGTCATGGTGATGGGACACCCCGCACACCTTGCACCACCGGCCCACGCACTTCAGCCAGCCCTTCTCGATGTCATCCGAGGATGCCGGCAGGAACTTCTTATTCCTGGCGATGTAACCACACTTCGTGCAGCAGTAGGCATTGATCTTCGTCTTGCCGGCACCCTCCACGTAGTACTCTTTGATCTTCCTGATTGCTGCGCAACGCTTGGTATACCCGAGCTTGGCCACGGTCATGGCCATGATGTACCAGCATGCCCCCTTCTTCGGCGGTGCGTACCTGAGATCAAGGAACTGTTGCCAGTTCTCAATGATCGTCGCCTGGGCCCCACCGCCCAGGAACTTATGCACTTCCTCCTTCCATTTGGTTACGAGGTGTGGTGGGCAGATCACGAGGGCGTTGTAATCCCGGCCGTTGGCATGGCAGTGACAGGTAGCAATACCCTGGGGAGTCTTCCCGGTCCCCATGTTGCACGCCAGGATGCCGAGCTTGTTGGCCTGAATGGCCTTCACTACTCCAGTCACTGCCTGCTTCTGCTTCTCCAGTAGGGGAGTCACCATCGACTCCGACAAAGGGTGGTTGGGTTGTTTGGATGGATCATGGAGCGGTTCGCAATGCTGATTGACCTTGTCAGCCAGGGCATTACTGAACTGTGTCACGTACGCTTCGATTGTGGTAATATCGGTGATCGATTTCACAGTCGCGTCCTTTCTTGGTAAGTATGTATCCGTGGAAAGCGTCCTGCCTTGGTACCATTAGCCCTCTACGAATAAGTGCGTAGACAGTGTTGGTTATCCAAGGATAATTCTTTGGGTAGCCGTGATCGTACGGCTTGCCATCCTTCAGGCTCTGAAGCATCATCCGTTGTGAGTACGGCAGCCTGAGTTTCATTGTCTACTCGTGAGGGTGAGGATGTCGGTAATCAGTTTGTCGCAGATGGCACGGCTAAGGCGGTTGCCGATTGTCCTGGCGATATGATCGATGTAGTTGGCCGCTCCATTCAGGTTTCTCGCCGCCAGCTTGTCTATCAGTTCCCGATAGCCGATATTGGTGCGTGGCATGTGTTTGATTTCGTTGGCCAGAACGTTTGGCCTGTCGTTAGGGTTGTACCCCGATGTTCTAGGGCTATTAAAGAATGCCCACTCATCCTCCTGCCATTGGATGTAGGCCGCGAGTGACAATGGGACTATATGATCGTTTGCCACTCTGATGGCCAACCGCTTCTTCAAGAACTCGTCCATCGCCTCCTGTTGAAGGTAGAAGTCCTGCCTCAGCCGGTCATGCTCCTTCACGAACGCCTTGTGCATATCATCCTGATCACTGAGTGATTCCTTCAGTCTCCATACCTTCCACTCCAGGGCACTCTTGTACCCTCGCCGGCGTTTCTCTTTCGCCTTCCGATCTTTGTGGCACTTAGCCATTGGGTTCTCCAGTTAGCAGGTAAACTTGTGGTCAGCGATCCATTTCCTGGCAGCAGTGACCGTGCTGCCGAGGAACTTTGGTGGCTCGAACGCATTGTCCTCATGAGACAGGAGGAAGTAGGCATCCGACTTCTTCCCCGATATGGCCCGGACGGAGATCCGTATACCTTTCTCCCGCCCGTAGGCTTCGAGCTTGCGGGTTGTATCGTTCGCTGTCATTGGTCACCTTGATGAGAAGGAACAGTATTGCCCTGGATTCGGCGATGTCCCTCGCCTGGTCCAGTAGCAGGGCCTCAGCTTTCGAGCAAGCAGTATCGTACTCGCTCAGTAGTTGGTCAAGCCTTTCCCGTGCTGACATGGCTGTCCTTTGGGTAGATGGAGATGTGGCCGGCCTTGATGCCATCAACCACGATGGCATCAAGCTCTTCCGTGGTGATCTCCAGGTGGGAGCCGATTGCCCCCCTCCCCTGGAACTTGTTCAGCTTTCCCTTGCTGATCAGTTGTTGGCGTAGGTAGGGCTCCCATTCCTCAAGGAACGGAGTCTCGGTCAGGCGTTTGATGGCGGCGAGAAGGCTCGCCGGCTCATCATTCCACAGGCAACGCGGGTCCTTGGACGCGATCAGCATCCCCGCCCACCGACAGGGGAGCGGGGTGTGCTTGCGGGTGTAGTGGAAGTCACACTTCGTGGCGAAGGTGGTTCCCACTTTGACCAGGGCCTTGTTCCCGTTCAAGCAGGCGAAGATTGCCTTGCAGGATTGTTCAGGGCCTATGACGACGACAGCCTTCAGTTCGGTGCCGACGAAGCAGACCATATCGAACCAGCTCAAGACCTTGGAATCGGTGGTCTCTGCCGAGATGGTGGGGAAACTCATCTGCCCTCCTCAGTTTTCACGAGCGAGAGGTCCTTCCCTTCACCTCCGCACTCGCAACGAATGGCGTCGATACTGGCGACGAACACGCTGATGGCACAATCCACAGCGAGTTCAGCTTTGAAGTTATCCCCGCACTTCTTGCAGTGGATGGTAGCGGTCTGCACTTTCATGATGTCTCCTATGGCAATGGCGGGAAGAGGTCTCGGAACTCGGTCAGGTCGCAGTCACCATGACAGTAGTAGCGGACCTCCACCGATTCTGATCCGTAATCTTTCCATTTCCCATCATCCAATGAGTACCACTCATCGACGACACGGGTTGCTTCAATCTGCTTGCCACAACGCGGGCACTTACCAGATGCTATTGCCTCGGCCGTCTTCTCCGAGGTCTTGATCTTCGTCCTCTTCTCTATCGAGGCGGATGAACTCTTCCGAGTTGTACTCATGGACGCTGCCCCCCTCATCGTTGTCAATGATCTTAACCTTAACACCTGGCGGGATCGTCGTTGCCTCCGCGACCCCGCCATAGACTTCGATTACCACCTCAGTCTCCGGCTTGGAGACCGGCGGTTCCTGGCTGCTGCCCTCACTCGGCACGGTACCATGCACCGCCGCCTCGTGGAATCGTCCGTGCTGCACACCAATGAGGTACAAGTCCATGCACCTCAAACAGTAGTAGCGCTCACCGTCGTGGGCCTTGCTGATGCTCACCTTGGCGGGCATGACATGCTTCATTTCACGATCACAGTAGCTGCACGACTTCATACAACCCCCTTGTCTTGGTTCAGGATGTTATCGGCGAGCATCAGGGCATCGATCTTCTCAGGAGTGCTGAGGAGATCCAGCAGATAGCCGGCGAGTAATTTCCCATCGGATATCAATGTGTGTTTGGTTGGGTACTCTGGCACCTCCTGGCCATTAGAGAACGCGATGATCCGTCGAGCTGCTTTCTTTGCCTGGAACAGTGTCATACGATCTCCGTGGGACTAAGCCCGTCTTCGCCGGCACGCCACTTACATTTGATCCATGAGGAGGTCCCGGCACAGGAAGTGGTTGATCCGATCAACCTGGACAACTTGAGTTTTAATACCACACCCTCGGCAATGGGGGTGTTCAGCTTGTGGTGGTCATAGAACCACAGGAAGTTCTCGTCGGTGGCGGGGACAACCTGAACGTGTGGCCTGCCCCATAGAGAGACAAGCTCTACCGCCTTTTGCCAACGCACCAATGCCGGCAACTTTCGATAGTTCACCGACCCATGCTCCAGGCATTCGAGGATGTAGATACCCTCGGCATCGCCCTTCCGCCTGTTCCCGGTCAGCTCGCAATCGAGATACAGGTCGCCATCGTACTTGGCGAAGATCGCCTCGAACTCCTGGCGAAGACGGAGTGATAGGTGAATGGGTTTGTTCGCCCGGCTGGTGTAGGTCCACACGCCATCCTTGCGGATGGCAACACACCGCCAGCCATCGATCTTGAGCGTGCAGAAGTACAGCTCAGTGTCGATGCCATTGAGAAACCCCGCCCCCAAAGTGAGGGCGGGACGATCTGGGAATATGAACACACTACTCTCCCTAAGCCAACTTGAGCGATGCAGCGTATGGCTTGACAGTCTGCATCTCGATAAGGCCAGCGGCTTGTTCGCGGAACGCCTGGCTGACCAAGTATTGATTGTGGAAGGTCTCGCTAACCTTGATCCTGTTCTTCACAAGGAAGTGCCGCTCGAAGAATGCCATTCCCAGCGCTTCCACGAGTGCTGTCAGGACAACCTCTGTCATGCTCTCCGGTTTGAGGCCAATCTCCACCTCATCCTTGAAGTAACTGCTGGTCATATCGCCAAATGTTCCCTCCAATACTGGCCTCTCCAACACAGGCACATCCGAATACCGGTTGGTGAGGGTGTAGGTCAGGTTTACCGTGCCAGCCTGGATGGTCACAGCCGAGAACAGCTTGTTCTGTCGGATGCACTCTGCCAGCAAGAACTCTCGAGCTGGCTCCAGCAACTGGTCCTTCTTCATTGTGGCCATCGTGTCGTGAGACTTGGCCTCATTGGTGTGGTGGGCGAATTCTTTCGCCAGGGTCTCAAGTTCAGGCCGAACCATAATAGGCTTGGCATCTTTCTTCGTGCTTGGCTTCGTGGTGGCCAGGCCCTTCACCATGTTCAGTACGCTCATCGGTCTCTCCAGTGGGGGGTTCTTTGATTATCCGTGTAGTAACTTTTCGTGTTACTACTGTAACAAATCGTGTTATTAAGCAGAAATCACAGCAAATCGTGGATAGTTCGCAAGCACACGGCCGCGACTTGAAGCAGCTCCTTCCTCATATTGTCCTTGGAACGGTTCTCCGACTTCTTCTTCACCTCTTCCCAGAACTCTTCGACTTCCTCCATGAGTACCCCGTACGCCTCGTGGACGCTGTTGTAGGCCTTGTGTTTCTCCGAGGCCTCGTGGACCTCAGTGGCTACTTCGTTGGCAAGTTGGTAGATACGCTGGCTGTTCATCATTTGATCTCGTGGATGGTTCCTTGGTCATTAACCGCGCGAATCTTCAGTTTGATGTTCTCGCGGAGAGTCTTAGTGTGGGTGACCTTTCCATCGTCACTCTCGGTCTGCTCGTCCTTGACCACCTGTTCCTCCTTGTAGGCGATTCCACGCACCACGTGAGGCTCATAGCCATCAGGAGCGAAGTATCCGTCCAAGTACCCGGACGCCAGGGTGAGCCCCAGGTGACCAGCCCCAAGGGGCAGGATGGGCTTTAGCTTGGTCTTTTGAGGCACCGCCTTAAAAAGCCGCCAGAATGCTGCTTTTGCCAGGCCGCCGCGGATCTCTTCGTGGGTAGGGGCAAGCCGGTCGAATGTCCGGATCCTCTCCCCAGGCTCAGGCTCGTAGACAGGTAGGTTCTCATCGCTGTGGAGGCGGAAGTAGAAGGGGTTCTTCTCAATCTGCTTCCGTTTCACCCCGACGATGATTGTTTCCCTGTACGGTCTCAGCTCTTTGGGCAGGGTCAGGCCGTGGATCTCTATGCACTGGGAGTGCATGGCCATCTTGACCGCATCTGTCACCCTATCGCTTGGCATGTGCAGGATGATCACGCCATCAGGGGTGACATACTTCGCCACCGCCTCCACGAACGCCACTTCCAGCGACTTCGAGGATGATCCCTCCTGCTTCAGCTCGTCGTCATAGGGCGGGTTGACCCATGCCAGGCTGAATGCCTGGACAGGAACGATCTTCGCATTGAAAAACGAGCCGTGGATCACATGCCCGAGCCGGCCGGCTGCCTCTTCGGCCCGCCTGGCGTCCAGCTCCACTCCGTAAAGGTTCTCCTTTGGCACTCCGAGGGTCTTGCCGAGGTGTTCGAGTGCCATGCCGGCACCACAGCAAGGATCAAGTATCCGGATGTCCCGGCTTTTCAGTGACAGCGATCGACAGATCAGGTCGATCGTCGCGTGTTGTACGGGGTAGAACCCCATCTTAGCCTCAGCGGCCAGTCTCATTGCGAAGCCTCCAATCTGCGTACATGACTGCCCTCCCTACTACTTCGGCACAGAGAGGGACCACACCGTTGCCTAGTGCCTTTAGGCGTTGTCGTCTAAGTCCAGCCAACCTTCGGGAAAGCCCATGAGTTGGGCCACCCAGGCTGGATTGAGTTGTCCCTGATAGCGAATCGCCAGCACGTCTTTTTGGGGGCGGGATGGCTCTGGGGAGCATGCCGGCACGCTCCAGCCCCAGATCAAGGCCACCGATACCAGAGCAGACGCTGCCGAAGATCATTTGGCTACCTCGCCAATATCGACCCACGTCACACGGCTGTCTGGGATGTCGATGTCCTTGATCTCGAACTTGTTGTTCTTGGACATCGTCCATGCTGCCTCGATCAGCTCTTCATGGTCGCCAGGCTGATCCCAGGTGATACCAAACTTCTCAAGAGCATCAAGCATCGCCTGATTGCTATCGCAGAACTCGTGAGTAGCACAATACCCCTTCTCCCGGTAGAGCTGGGAGGCATTGCGCTTGTTGATAGTGTCGATTTCCAGATCTGATAGCCAGAATCGAAGGATGACCGAGAACCGATAGGAAAGCTGTTCAACGCTGGGCACGTTTTACCTCCTTCTTAAAGATGATCTTGGGGGCGGCTTCATCAAAGCGGATTGCTATCGGCAAGTCTGGAGAGCTGATTAGCTCGTCGTACAGCCAATGGAATACCTTCTTTGCCTTGTCGGACAAAGGGAGCTCGTCGATAGCTTCTTGGTTGGATTGGTAATCGTCCGAGGTAATCCACACAAACCAGCCCTGGGCATACGTTGCCACAAGGGGAGCATCTTCCGTGACGAGGCCCCGGGCGTCTCTGTCACACACCTTAGTCAGGTATCTCCGATCATCCTCTGTCAGGTGATCCATTGACGACACCACTGGAAACATCATCGTGTATTTTGCATTCACGAGCTGCATCGAGTCTTCCTTGTGCTGTGGCGACCCATACCTCGCACTCACAGCCACTGGGTGAGTTGCGGGTGAAACTGGCTACCTCGATTAGTCCAGCTTCAAAGAGTTTCCCTCGTCGAGGTCGATACGAATTGTTGGCTGTCGGTATGGGGCCAACCAAGTCCCTGATGCCTTCAAAATCACAGGCACCCAGGTCGCCCCGATCCACGATGTAGCGAAGGATGATCCCACACTGCTTTTTCACATTGACATTGAGCCTGGCCTTGCGGCTGGTCTCTACTGTGTAGGTGTTGACAGATCGTCGTCCGTCCATGTAAGGGAACAGAGACTCATCAGTGTGGAGCTTAACCTTGCTGCTCATGCTTTGATCTCAACTGGACGCCAGGCCGTCAACCACCTCTGGCCAATCACATAGCCGATGTGCATTGTAGAACCGTCCTTTTTGTCCACGTACATCTTACCGACACGCCCACGAACCTGAGACTGTAAATCTTTCAGTGTGCATGAATACCAGCGACTTCCGTACTGGTCAATGAACATCGTGAACCGGCCGCGTAACATGTTGCGACTCCATGCGAGGAACCTGCCTCATCAGCAGTCCAGAGGTAACCTGGACTGTACGCCGGCAGCCGCCGGCGTTTCGGCTATTCCATTTCACGGATCATCTTGTTCAGCTCATCACCGTCAATGCCTGAGACATTGCCACTGAAGAGTTTCTTGAGATGAACACCGTGATCCCGTAACTTGGCCTCCCATACAGCGACTGTGGTGTAGTTCACCCCAAGCCGCTCAGCTACCTCCCTTCGTGAGTAAGAATCCTGCCATACTGCCACGAACTCGACAGGATCGATCTTTGCCACGCTGGGTGACCACTCCAGGTTATCCAAGTGGCAGTTCTGACCATTACCATCAAGAAACTTGACTATCCACCCATCCGGCCGGGGAGAATGCCATGATTCCAGTACCAAGGCCCCAACGACGAAGTAGCGGAGCCTGCCACCAACGCCGATGCTCACACGCAGGCGGGAATCGCATGTGCCTCCATGTGGTCGTGGCATCATCTGCCTGGGTGGTTTGTACTTTTCGTTAAATACCCTGCCATCTTTACTGACACTGAAGCCTGGCAGTGATGGGATGGGCCTGGTCTCGATGTCGCCGTTATTCACAGCGCGACTCATCAGGGGGACATTGGTGTTGCCATGCGGGACAAGGCCATTCTTCCTACACCATTGGGCGGCGGCGGAAGTGCTAACTTCCATCTTGACCCCCATTTCAACACAGGTGAGTCCTTCGTCGTACAAGGCACGATACTCAGAATCACGGGTTTTGTTGTTGTAGTCTCTTGGCATTAGACCAACTCCTCAGCCGGCATGTCAGCGATGCAGGCATCGGCCAGTGAAGACCATCGCTTATTGTCTTCATCGGCTGCTTCGCATGATTCCATGCGGTTAGCAACTTCCTTAATAGCCTTACAGATGTCGTCGGTTGTGCAGTCCTTGGGGAGCATGACCCCATGCTTTGCCGAGAAGTCACGAGCGTTCTGCCAATTCGTGCTGTAGTAGTAGGTGGCGTAGACGATGGTCCTTCCGTCGTCGTGCTGTCGTACGCCCAGGAACCATTTGCTCTTACTGTTGGCCTGGTATTCCACCTGACCATCATGCTCCGAGTCCCTGACTACAGCGATAAATCCCCAGTCTTCCTCATTCACTGTCACAGGTGGCCGATCACTGAGCGTGATAGTTCTCTTTTCAGCCATTGCTGCATTCCTCTGTGTGCCTTTGATAGCCATAGGCGATGGCGAGGAACCTGCCTCATCAGCAGTCCAGAGGTAACCTGGACTGTATGCCGACCAATGCCGGCATTTCGGCTACTGTCTCATCAGTTCGAGAACCTTCTTCCGTGAATAGTCCCAGCAGGCGAAGATAGGGTTGAAGTCGTCATCGAAGTATCTCGACTTCGTTTGCTCCTCAACTAGGGCCTTCAGCTCTTCCTTGCTGGCTGTTCGATGGTCAGGGTAAATGGTGTTCAAGGCGTTGGCTAGCACGTCTCTCTTCTTGAACGAATCCGAGTTGACGCGCTTCATTGCATCAAGCAACGGCTGAAGGGCCTTCCGTTCGTCGTCGGTGAGCTGGTCATGCAGGCCATCAGCAAAGAACCAGAACCACGAGCGTGCTGAGTTGATGTTGATCGACTGCGTCTGCACATGGCCATTCTCATCCAGGTACATGACCAAGTAATCTGAGTAGGTCGTGTATTTCGTATTATTCCAGACCAGCCCCTCAGCTTTGGGATTGCTGGTCTGGCTAGCGAATCGGTAGCCCTTGCCAGGCCGATGCTCGATCCATGTTTTCATCTGGCATCTCAACCTGAACCCGTACGGGTAGTCTTTCACGATGTACGCCGTCTCTTCCGAGACATGGCCCGACAGAATCTTCTTCATGGGATCTCCTGAGTTAGTAGTTACCGTAAGACTGGGCACATGACCGGTCGCAGAATACTCTGCTGAGTTTCCCGGTCCTGCTTCCACACCATTTACACTCGGCACCGGCATCAAGCACGCGCTTACGTCGTCGCTCTGCCTTGCTGCCTTTCCCCAGGGGGGAATAGACACGGTTGATCTTCTCAGTGAGTTTCACGTAGAACCAGTCGAACCAGGCTTGGTTGGGCTGATACCCACAGAACCAGGCGTTGGCCTGACTCACCCACTGTGTATCGGGATTCTGTTTGAGGAATCTGTACGTCTCTACCATTGCTTGGCAGTGTACCGATCAGGTAGTCTGACAATCACAGCATCCCCCTTACTTCGTAAGGGGTTTCCGGATAATCCTGACACCGCCACCGGAAGGATAACGAACAGTGCTTGGCCTGCGTACGATACACATGGAACTACACTCCTACTGAGGAACCTGCCTCATTCAGCAAGCCAGAGGTAAGCCTGGCATGGACGCCGTGACTAGTCACAGCGTTTCGGCTATTTGTGTGTTGATCTGAGTTCGGATGATACGCTGTTGTTCTTCCCGTTGATGAGTTCGATTATCTTCGGGATCACGTAGTGATCGATAGTTAATCCGCTAATGACATTGTTGTACCCGCGGTATTTGATTTCGATGTCGATCTCAGTGAGTAAATGTAACCCGCTGTGTTCGATAGGTATATCGCTGAGTCTGATATACCGATTGTGTTCTGTCATCACGTTGCATGCTTTCATGGTTCCCTCGTTGAATTGTTAAAGCTCGTGACTAGTCCCGAACTCTCATAATTGCATTCACCATACATGGGCGTGGAATCTGCGCAATGAGCCTGGCTCATTCGTGACAATGTCACGATGAAACGCAATCCCTCTCATAATCTGGGATGCAATTTCAACCCGTAAAGGCCACGGGGTGTAATTGCATCCCAGAGCATAGGCAATGCTCTGGGATGAACTGGACTACTTCGTTTCGGTTGGCTTCAATCGTCGTGCGCTCACAACGTCGATTGCATCGAATAAACGGTCTACTTGATCTTGTGGCAGCGCATCTACCAACGAAGTTAAATCGGCCTGGGCCTTTATCCACTCGGCAACAGTGGCAATATCAAGAGGTTTAATCGGCTGTTCAGTGGTCTGGGCGTCTGCTTCGCTCTTCTCAGTGGGTAGTTCACCATGTTCAACGTAGTGGCCTATGATCTTAGCCCATAGCTTGCGTGATGGGTTTCCCTTGTCATCACAGCCAATGCCATCAGTCCCAGCGTGAAGCAGTGGCATGATATGTTGAGCGCGTTCGATATGCGCACTGGGCATATCGTCTGTAACTGATTTCCAATCGAAACCAGTTTTCATGGAACTGATACACTTCAGCGACCAAGTGAGACCAAGTTCAGCTAAGACAGGAACACGCAAACTAATATGGAACAGTTTGACATACTCAATCAGTTTCCTGTCGTCGGAATAAGCCCCGCATATCTGCTTAGCCATTTCCGCCATCCACTTTTTTTTGTTCGGAATGTTGCGTTCTTCTGCCAGCGAATCACTAAGCAACTTGCCGAGGGCGATTCCATAAGCAGTTCTTCCAGTACCATTCACATTGCTGAACAGCATTCTGGCTTGTTCGATGTAGCCTACTTTGCGTACGGCATGGGCTTCAAGCGCTGCTTGCGCCTCTTTGGCCAGTTCTTCTTGTTTTGGGGTGAGTGTTGCTACTGACATTGTGGGAAACTCCATCGGCTGTGAGATACTGGCCAGTTGCCGAGGTTGGCCAGTTGCTTGGCGATATGCCCCAGTAGCCTGCCACGTGGCAGGCCAGAAGGCCAGACCGACTAGATTGCGAGAATTAAGTAGGCATATTCGGTACCGATAACTTCAGCGATCCATTGCTTGCGTAGGTCACCGATGATGCGTGTGATGGTGTCATAGGTATCGTCGCACTGTGGGTATCGAACACGTGTACACTTAAGCTCTTCTATTCGTGCTTGCAGTGCGATAGCTCGTGATGACATTGGTTCATTCTCCATCGGCTATGGTGTGTGTTGATCAGTTGCCGAGGTTGATCAACAAAAATTAGTCTCTCTACTATATAACCCGTAAAAGCACAAAAAAGCAAATAAATAGCATGTAGAACCCATCACAACAACGATGTAAACTATGACACATCAACAACTTAAACTATTTAGAAATAATTTTGTTTTCTCTTTTTGGGCCATTTGATCTGGTCCTAATCTGGGCGCGCGCACGCGCGTCCATTATAT